CGCCCGCGCGCCGGCCGTCTCCGCCCCGCGCCCACCCGTCACCCAGTCATAATCCTCGAGCTGCAGCACATCGAACGCCGGCGTCGCCCACCCCAGCGGCACATTGGCGCGCCGGACCGCCGGCGCCGCCGGATCGAGCACGGTCGGCAGGTAGACGAGCAAATGGCTCACCAGCCCCGCCGCCGCCGCCTCGTCGCGCGCCGCCGCAACCAAAGCCGCGGTCGACGCCGCCAGCAGGGCGCCCAACGCATCGAGCATCGCCAGTTGCGGTCCAGTCAGCGTTCCACGCACATCGACAATCGCCACGCTCGCCGATCCCAGCGCGGCGGTTGTCGCCGCATCATAAGCGCAAATCCGCCCACCGCTCGCGATCCACCACCAGGGCTCGCCGACCTGGAATTTCAGCGGAAGTCCGGCCGCCGCCCCAATCGCGACAAACGCCCGCGCAACCAGCTGCAAATATCCCATCGCGACCGCATTCGCCGGCGACAGCAAAGTCGACGGCGGCTCCCATCCGGTCAGCGCGGGCGACCCGTCGCTCGCGCGCTGCTTCCAGTCGCCCCGGCAATAAGCGTCGAACAATTCGTAGGAGAGCGACCAGATCACCCCCAGCCCCGCGTCGCGGCACGCCGCCGCAAAGCCCGCATGCCACGCTGCGCAAGGCGGGTTGAGCACCCCGCCCGCGAGGCTCGCGCGAAATTCTCCGCTCGCCGCCTCGAGCCGCATATAATGGCTCATCCCGACATAGTGGACGAGGTCGCCACGATAACCCAATTGCGCGATCTGCCGCACCAGTCGCGCCGGGGTCAGGTGATAGCTGTCGTCGTAACCGCTCGCGATGCCGAGCCCATGTTCGGGCATTACCACATCGCCGATCGCCAGCACCGATCCCGACCCCGAAGCCGCAATCTCGCGCATCTCGGCCCAGCCCGCGGCGGGCGCGCCCAGCACGCCGTCGCCGCCATCATAGGTCGGCGGCACCAGCGAAATGAACATCCGGTCGATGTCACCCGCCCACACCCGATCACCCTCGCCCGGCAGCAGGAAGCCGCCGTCGAGCGCATCGAAATCGAGGCTGACGACCGCGTCCTCGCTCGTTCCCACCGCATAATTCCACAACCGCACATACCAGGCGCGCGGTTCCCCCGCCGCATCGCGCCCCTCGATCGTCAGCGTCGGACCGTGCAAGGCATCGAGCGGCTTCACCCCGCCCGACCGCCAACGGAATGTCAGCTGCGTATGCCGGAAATCGCGCTTCGTCTCATAGGCGAGCAAGGGATGATCCCAGCGATCCTCGGCCTCCCAGATCAGCCCCGCCAGATCTTGCTTGCGGTAAAAGACCGTCTCGACACGCAGCGCCAGCGGCGTATCGCTCGTCACGCTCGCCATCATCGGCCGCGCGAAGTCGACCGTCCAGAACCGCGGATCGAACCGCTTGAGCCAGCCCTTCCGATGATACGGCTCGGCCGCCGCGACCAAAGCCCAGCCCATCAATCCTCTCCGCTCGCAACCGCACGCCGCACCGCGCGCGCCAGCTGCCGCCCCGTCTGCGCCAGCCGCTGCGGCTCGCTCCCCACCTCGCCCCGCACATTCACCGTGATCGCGATATTGCGCACGCCTCCGCCCGCCGCCTCGATGCGTCCGCTCGCGGTCGGCACGAACAATTCGGGCCCGCGCTCGCCGACGCGGTACGCACGCCCGGCGCTCACCGGCCCGCCCGTCGCGCGTCCCGGCGCGCCGAACAGCGCCATCGCAATCGACGTGCCGAGCGAGAGCAAATTACCGCCTCCACTGCCACCCGAACCGCCCCCGCCCATCGCCGCGCCGATCCCGTTCGAAATCGCCGCCCGCGCAATGTCGGCCATCACCGACAGCGCCAGCCGTTTCAGATCCTCGAACCCCATCTTGCCGCTGACGATCGCGCGCGACAGCGCCCGCTCGATCGCGCGCCCCGCCTGATCGGCCTCGGCGACCAGCGGCCCGCCCAGTTCGGCGCGCAACGCGGCGATATCGCGCCGGAACGCGCCGGTGTCGGCGCGCACCGCGACCACCATTTCGTCGACCTCGTCACCCATCGGGAAACCTCTCCATCATCGCCGTCAGCGCCGCACCGTCGAGACATGCCTCGGCATCGGCCTCGACCCATCCCGCCAGCACCGCGCGCACATCGGCCGGCGTCGCGGCCCAGAACTCATCGGGCCGCCATCCCGCGACGCGCGCCATCACACCCGCAAGCTTGATCGCCGCAGGCCCCAGCCGACCGTCCGCCACGTCACCGTCCCTGCAGAATTTGCCCCAGCAGCGCGCGCAGCGCCGGGGTCACCGCCGCCAGCCCCTGCTCGACGACGGCGTCGCCGACGATATCGCGCGTCAGCCCCTCAGGCCGCTCCGCCACGCAGTGCCAAAACAGGCAAGCCAGCTCACCCAGCCCCAGCCGCCCAGCCGCCGCGCGCTCGACCAATGCGAACAGCGGCCCCAGCTCGGTTTCCGCCGCGACCAGCGCTGCAAAGCTCGGGCGCAGCACAAACACCCGCTCGCCGACGCGCAGTTCGGCCTCGCCGCGCAGGATATTTGCGCCGCTCACAGGCTTGCCACCACGCCGCTCGATTCCAGATTCAGCGTGTAATTGCGCTCGCTATTATAATCGCCGGCATAGTCGAGCCGTGTCACCAGGAAACGCCCGCGCATCCGCTCGCCGCTTTCGAAGCGCAGCTCATAATCATCGATCGTCCCCGCCAGCGCATGGCCACGCAGCCGCACCTCGGCGTCCGATCCCGTAAAAATGCCCGCCGCGCTCACCGAAACCGATCGCACCCCGGCACCCGATAGCAGCTCGCGCCACCCGCCCGAATCCTTGGTCGTGACGTTGACCGCTTCGCCGTTCACCGACAGCTGCGTGGTACGCAGCCCCGCGACCGTCTGGTATGTCGGCGGCATTTCGCCATCGCCGATCTTGAGCAGAAAATCGCTCCCATTTTCAATCGCCATCGTTTAATCTCCTCGGGTAAAAAACACTGCTAACGGGGAGTCGCAGGATGCTGATTACGACATTGCTTTTGGCTGCCATGGCGCCGGCACCGACCGCCGCGGTCGACACGACGCGCGCCGCTTTCACCAAATGCCTGCGCGACGACATGAAGAAGGCGCTCGAGGCCAAGGTGGAGGAGGCCGAATATGAAATGGCGCTCAAGGCGAACTGTTCGGCCGAACGCGCCGCGTTCCGCGCCGCGGTGATCGCGCTCGGCCGCTCGGGCGGCGATTCCGAAAAGGTCGCGTCCGAAGACGCCGACATGCAGATCGAGGATTACCACGCCAATTTCACCGACAAGTTCAAGGATTATAAATCGAACAACTCGCTGCCGGGCGAATGAAGGTTATCGTCGCCCCCGCGAAGGCGGGGGCGACGAACCTATCCTGCCAGACACCGGCACCGCACCACCAGCTCATGCCGCCAGCCACCGTCGCGCGCGAAGGTGAACCGCGTCCGCACCGTCCGCGCGCCGACCACCGACCAGGCGCCCGCCGGCCCGCGCAGCGCCGCCACGACAGCTTCGATGCGCGCCGCAGCCCGATCATCGGCCACGCTTCCGACACCGACCAGAGTCAGCGTCAGGCGCACCTCGCGCCCCGGCCGGTCCTTGGTTCCCCAATCGACACCCTCCACCGCGCCGACCGAAACATAGGGCGCGCTGGCGCGCGGCGGCGTGCCGTCGAATATCCCATGCACGATCCCGGCCAGCGCCTCGTCGCGCGAGAGCAGTTCGAGCGCCCGCGCGCGCAGCGCGCCCTCGGCGCCGCTCATCGCCCGCTCCCCAACGTCACCCGCCGCCACGGCTGCCACAACGCCGCAATCACGGCCGGCGGCGCGGCGCCCTCGCTATCGCGGGCGTCGTGCAGATGCTGCGTCATGCGTATGATGCCCTGCCGGATCGCTTCGGGGATTCCGTTCGCATCCTCGGCTATTCCGGCGCGATAGGCGATGCGCACGCGCGCCGCCTCGCCCGGCTCGTGGACCGTGATCCGCGTCGTGCCGTCGCGCCCGATGACCGCGCCGTATCGATCGTCCGGCAACACCGTTTCGCCCTGCGGCGATAGCAAAGTCACGCCGTCCACCCCGACGACCGGACGCACGCACAGCACGACCGCCTTGTCCGCCAGCGGCACCACCTCTTCCGCCGCGCGCACGATCAGCCACTGGCCAATAAAGGCTTCGCAGATGTTCGTCGCGGCGCGGACGAGCTGGGCAACGACAGCGTCGTCGGTGGTCGCGCCCATCCGCAGCCAACTCCGCGCCTCGTTCAGGTTAACCGGCATCTCGCCGGGTACCTCGCTCGTCGCCATCATCTTTCCTCCACCCGCACGGCGACCGACCGTTCGTCGATCTGCCCGTCACTCATCGTGACGCGATTGGTCACGCGATAGACATGACCCGCGACCCCATCCGCCAGCGTCACCGTCGCCTGCGTCAAATCATGCGCCGACCCCGCAATCGACAGACCGCCTTCCACGCCCGGCACCACCGCCCATGCGCTCGCGACGATCGCCTGCCCGTCCGGATAAGCGGCCGCCCAGTCGATCTCGAAATCGACGCGTGTGCCGGGATCCTTCACCATCATCGTCATCGCTGTTCCTTTGCTTCAGGGGTTGCGCACAATCATGCGGCGACGGGTTTCGCGCGGCACGGGCAACGGCGTCTGCGCGGCTGCAGGTTCGGGGCCCGCCCATTCGCTCGCAATCTCGCGCCGCGCGGCATCCCCGATCGCCCGCGCCGCGAGCGCCGATCCGTCGATCATGCCGCCGCCTCCAGGGCCGCCAGCCGGGCCTCCTGCGCCGCGAGCAGGAACAGCGTCAGCTGGTCGGGCCGGATACCGAACCGATAGCCCGCCGGGCGCACCACCTGATCGTCGCCGTCGCGTTCTTCGGGCCAGGCGTCGTGGCATAAAAAGGCATAGCGGCAGTCGGGCGACTGACCGGCCGTGGCGGGCGCGATCAGGCCCTCCTCTGCCATGATTGCCCACACGGCTTGCGCGCGAACGCCAAAGTGCAGACGCGCGCCTTCGCTGCCCTTGACGACCACCGCGTCGTTCCACTGAAAGAAACCGAGTTCGCCCGCGATCCGCCTCGCCGCCGTCATTTCGGCAGCAGTGGGGTCACCGCGCCAGCTCTTTTCGCGGGCATCCGACGTGTTGATCGCGCCGGTCGCCGAGAAGATGACGGACCAGCGATGGCTGGCATCGCCGATGGCAAAGCTGTTGTCGCTACCCGGCCGCAGCGCCCCGTCGGTCCCGATCGCCAGAAATGGAGGCAAGCCATTGAGCCGGAGGTTGAAACTATTGTCGCCCGGCGTCCCCGATCCGCCAACCGTCCACGCGGCGATACCGTCGCGCAGAAAGATGATGCGCGGAAACTCCGGACCATTGAATTTGGCCGACCCTGCCACGTGCAATTTTTCGTCGGGCGTCGCGACGCCAATGGCGACGCCGGCCGATGTCAGTCGGAGCCGTTCTGCGCCGCCGGTTGCGAAGCCGATGCTGTCGCTCGCAGCGCGAAAAAGGCCTGTGTCGCGATCTGCAGCAAAACTGACCGCCGGGGCCGCGGCGCTTCCACCCGGCGCCCCCAAGGGCCCGTCGAGCGCGTGAAAACCGTCGCTGTTGCGAAAGCCCAGCGTCGACAGCGGGATATTGACCCAGCCGGTGCCGCGACGAACCGTCACCCGGTCGCCGCCGGCGCCCGTCTCCGCGTCGCCATGTGTCGTCGAAAGCGGCTGTTTCGCCTCGATATCGGCGGCAAGCGCCGCGATGTCAGCGTCGGAGGTTGCGAACCAGTCCGCGGTAACGGTCAAGGCGATCGTCTTCAGCCCCGCCGCGAAATCGACGGGCGCGCCGCCGTTCGACGAGGCCGCGACACTGTCGCGCACCAGCCGGCCGGACGCGTCGATCCGGCCCAGCCCGACTTCCCATTGCGCCGTATGCGCGATCCCCGCGACGGCATAATGAAAGGACGTGTCCGGCGGCACGGTGCCCCCGAAACGGCGATGACCGGGCACCGCGCCCGTGGGCGTCAGCGGCCCGGTCCCGCCCTCCTGGCACAGCTCGCGCACCAAGTCGGCGAAAAAGGGAGTCGGCATGGCAAGGCCATCCTTTCCAATATCGATGACAGGAAAAATTGGCGCCCGGCCCGCCCGAAAGGGGAGGGCGTGGCCGAGCGCCCATCGCGCGCCAGTCGCTTAGCTGGCGGCGAACTTCATCAGCTTGATCGCCTGTGAATCGATGATCGCACCGCCGACCCTTTTGGTTGCATAGAAATGCACGAAGGGCTTGTTGCTGAACGGATCGCGCAGGATACGCGTCTCGCCGCGGTCGGCGACGAGATAACCCGCGCGGAAATTGCCGAATGCGATCGACAGGCTGTTCGCCCCGACGTCGGGCATATCCTCGGCCTCGACCACCGGATAACCCAGCAACGTCGCCGCCTGCCCCTCGACCATCCCCGGCTGCCAGATGAACGCGCCGTCGGTGGTCTTGAACTTGCGGATGCGGCTCAGCGTGTCCGAATTCATCACCCAGCTCGCGCCCTGGCGATACGGTGCCTTCAACGAATGGACCAGCTCGACCAGCTTGTCCTGCGGGTTCGACGCCGGAAAGGCGCCCGCGGTCCCTGTCGCCAGATATTGCAGCGACCCGAACGCACGCACGCTGTCGATCTCGTTCGTCGCGGTATAAGTCAGAAAGCCCTTCGGCCGGTTCGTCCCGTTGCCGTTCACGAACGCGCTGCCTTCCGCGACCGCGAACTCGCGGCCGAGCTGCTCGGCCAGCCAGTCCTCGACGTTGAACATCGCATCGTCGAGCATCGCCTGGCTCGCCGCCGGATTGGCGTAAAGCTCGCCGGTCGGCGGCACGATCTCGGCAAAGCTGCGCGTCGCGGTCTCGGGCCGCGCCGCGGTCTCGCCGACCCAGCCCGTCCCCATCGATCCCGTCGCGACCAGCTTGCGATAACCGCTCGTTCCCGTCTGCACGACGGTCGCGATCGAGCGGATCGGCGACAGCGTCTTCAGCGTCGCCGCAATGCTCCCGTCGATCTCGCGCGGTACCGCAAAACCGCCCTCGCCGCCCGACGCCCCCGACAGGCTCTTCATCTCGACGCCCGCATCGATCCCGCGCCGCAGGTATCGCTCGACAAAGGCATCGCGCGCCGGATCGGCCGCCTTAGCCCCGTCGAGCGGCAGCCGCGACGCCGCCACCGCCTGCGCATCGACCTGTGCCTTCAGCGCCGCGACCGACGCCTTCAGCTCATCGACCGCCTCGGCCGCCAGCACCGCATCGAACGCCCCATCGAGCGCGTCGGCCTTCACTTCCATATCGTCCATGCTTGTCACTCCTTCACCACCGCAATCACCCGCGCCGCCGGTTGCATCGGCGCCGCCACCAAACTCACCTCGGCGAGGTCGAGCGCCGTCAGCTCGCGCGGGTTCTCCCCGCGCTCCATGCGCACCCGATATCCAAAGCTCAGCCCCGTCAGCGCCCCGCGGGCGACGAGTCTCGCCGCCGCCGGATGCGTCACCCGCGCCACGACGCGCAGCCCGTGCGCATCCTCCGCCAAAGTCTCGATCACTCCGATGCTGGCGCCCGGCCGGTGCTGCCAAAGCAAGGGCACCGCCCGCCCCGCCTGCAAACTCGCTGCAAAGGCCCCGGCGCGCACCACATCGCCCCCGCGATCGACCCGGTCGAACACCGATGCATAGCCCGCGAAGCGCACGCTCATTTGAGCAGCCCCGCAAACCCCAGCTTCATCGCCAGCCCCACGACCAGCAGCGCCAGCCCGCACCGCACCGCCCAGTCGACCGCCGCCTTCCACGCGCTGGTCTTCGCATCGCGCCACGCGCCGAGTAGCTGCCGCAAATCACCGATATCATCGCGCGCCGCCTCGTCCGCGAGCCCCAGTCGCGACAAAGCCCGCCGCGCGCCCAGCTCGCTAGCCTCCTCGACCACCGCGCGCAGCAACGCCGCATCGGGCGCACTCGTCCCCGCCAGCGCGATCAACCGCGCCAGCGCCTCTTCTTCGTCCATGTCGAAATCCTCAAATCGTCGTCCCAGCGAAGGCTGGGACCGCTATCGTCGTGACACGCCGCCAGAGATCCCAGCTTTCGCCGGGATGACGGGAGTTAATCCAACCCCAACAGCGCCTTCTTCTCATCGGCGCTCAACCAGTCCGCCCCCGAAACCTCGCGCCACAGCGCCATCCGGTCTTCCGTCAGCGCCGGCACGCGATCGAGGTCGACGCGCAGTTCCGCCCCGTCGAACCACCCCGACAAGCCCTGCGCCACCGCCCCCAAAATCTTCGCGCAGAGCGGCAGCACCGTCAGCCGCCACAGCGCGCGATTGGCCTCGCGATAATTGGCATAGGTCGCATCGCCCGGCAGCCCGAGCAGCATCGGCGGCACCCCGAACGCCATCGCAATCTCGCGCGCGCTGCTGTCTTTCAATGCCAGGAAGTCCATCTCGGCGGGCGACAGCGACAACGCCTGCCACTTGAGCCCGCCTTCGAGCAGCAACGGCCGCCCAGCATTCGCCCCGCCCGCAAAGCTCTCGGCCAGCTCCTCGCGCAGCCGATCGACCTGCTCCGCCGACAAAGGCATCCCCTTGTCGCCGGGATCATGCACCAGCGCCCCCGAAGGCCGCGCCGCATTGTCGAGCAACGCCGCGTTCCACTTCGCCGCCGCATTATGCGCCGCAATCGCCCCCGCAGCCGCCCCCAAACACCCCGCGCCATAATGATCGTCGAGCGGATGCAGCGCCTTCACATGCACCACCGCCACGCGCCCCGCACCATCCTCGGCGGGCAGCACCGCCGCGCTACCCCCGGCCTTGTATCGATAGGCCACCGGCCACCCGCGCGCATCGGCCTCGACCGTCACCCGCTCGGGCCGCAGCGCAAACAGCTCCGCCGGCGCCCCCGCGCCATCGGTCAAAATCTGCACATAGCCATTACCATGGAGCAGCAATTGCGACGCGAGCGTCTCGACTAAGCCCTGCCCGCCCGACGTCGCGCCGACCAGCGCCCCCAGCGCCGGATCGCTCGCCACCAGTGGCGCCGACCCCGCCGCCTCGGCAACGAGCCGCACAGCCCGCTGGACAATGGCATTGGCGAGATACCCCTCGCGCACCTGCGCCTCCCACGTCAAAGGCGCGGGCGCACTCCATGTCCCATACACACGCGACAAAGCGGGCCGCGCAGGATGCTGCGCGGCCTTGCGGCCAAACCAGTTCATGATGATCTCCTGCAATCGCGCTTAAAAGCCGCGTGGATTTTGAATGGCATGCAGGCACTCAACGGGCTAGGATCGCCCGATGGACCTCTCGATTGTCCTTGTTCTTCCCTTTGCCGCGCTGGTGGCCTTTGCGACGTTTCTCGCTGTCGCTGCTGCAAGGCGAGCTAGCCCAAGACTCGTTTGGCCATTCGCCTTTTCCACCATTGCAACCGCGCCGGTATTTATCGGCTTGCCGAAAACGCCGGTATCGGGTGATTGGGTAGTGTCAGTCATTCTACTGGCGCTCTGGGCGGCTTTCGGAACCATCATTGGCTCGTTGGCTGCGAAAATGGTGGTCGCAGCCGCCCGCTTTCTTGGGCGCCGCTAAACCCGCCGCACCCCCGGCGCCCAAGAA